GTTAGTTTTAACCTTCTACACCGTCATTCACGCCCGTGAACACGTCTCAGGGCCGATATAGCTCAGTTGGTAGAGCAGCGCATTCGTAATGCGAAGGTCGTAGGTTCGACTCCTATTATCGGCACCAACAACCACGCGGCTTCACGCGATATTCACCAGACCTGCAAACGTGCCTTGTGCCATATTTGTGCCATTTCCCGCCAGAAATGAGTCAATTTGCATCGCATGTTGCGTCAGATGATTCGGTGCCAGGTGCGCATATCGCTGCACCATTTCTATACTCTCCCATCCTCCCATTTCTTTGAGTGCTGAAAGCGGAACGCCTGACTGAACAAGCCAACTCGCCCAGGTATGCCGCAAATCATGAAAACGGAAATTCTCGATACCCGCTCGCCTTAATGCAGCCTTCCATGCCGTGTTAGCATCACTGCGCATTTTCCTGACTTCTTTTGTCCGGGTTCCGTCCGGGCGCAAGGAAGATTCAGTGTGAACGAAAACCCACCGGTTGTGCTTACCCACCTGATCACGTAGCACCTTGCAGGCAGAATCATTAAGGGCGACCCCAATCGCCCTTCCTGCTTTCGCATCCTCAGGGTGTATCCACGCTACCTTCCTTTGCATGTCTATCTGCGACCATTCCAGATCCGTTATGTTGGAACGCCGCAGGCCAGTCGCCAGAGCGAAAATAACCACCGGTTTAAAGTGATCTGGCAACTCCCTGATCAATGACTGCGCTTCTTCCTTTGTCAGCCACCGGATGCGCTTGTTCTTCGGTACCGGGCATTTGATATTCGGTGCTTTGGCAATCCATCGCCATTCGTTAGCAGCGCAACGCAGCAACGCCCGGATAAAAGCCAGGTGAGTTGTCTTTGTTGCCTGCGCTGCCGGCTTATCCTTAAACTCAGGGACGGGTTTGCCATTCCGCAGGCAGCTATCCCTCATCGCCTCCCAGTTCAGCCGGTGCTTCCGGTTAACCATCCCGCTTACTGCCGATAAAATCTTATCTTCCGTGATTGATGAGAGGTCCATTCCCCTGAAATGCATCAGCCAGAATCCGATCCTGCTTTTGTCATCGTCGAGACTTTTCTTGTGCTGCTTCTCATTCAGCCAGCGCACACATGCTTCATCGAATGTATGCGCTTTATATTCCCCCATTTTGTCGACACGCCATGCCTCAGCCTTCAACTGGTCATGGAGTTCCTGTGCCTGCCTTTTGTCCGATGTGCCAAGAGACCGTCTAATTCTGCTCCCACCAGGCGTAACGAAGTCGCAGTGCCACGTACCGGCACGTTGTTTGATTGACATGCTTTATCCTCCTGCACATCAACCGCATTCACCGGCTGATTGTGGATCGGGTTCTTCAGTGCTGCAATGCAATCTGTCTTGCAGATGAGGTATGGGCTTTTCTTCTTAGCGGGGTTTTTGCGGGTGGCGGTAAGTCTGCCGAACTTAATCCACTCTGCCACCGTGCCTTCACTGACCCGCAGGAAGGCCGCCGCTTCATCGCGGGTGAATATCATTTCTTCCATTGGTTATCTCCGGGCAAAAAGAAGCCCCGACTAGCGGGGCAATGACAACAAGGGGATGCTTTCGCACCCAATAGCCAGCTCATAACTGGCTATCAGTTGCGTCATGATGTTGGTCGTTCTGGTAGCAGCATCCAGTGAGTAACCCTTCCGCTGAACGCCTCTCCACCCCATTCATCGCCATTCCATGAGCAATTCCATTGATAGTGACTTTTACCAAGGTCATTAACCTCTTCGACATAGCACCAATAACGTCCAGATTCTTCTGGTAGCATGTCTTCACACTTAATCCATTCCATAATCTCTCCTAAGCCACCCGCATAGCGCGCAGCTGTTTAATGTGATGTGCTCTTTCGATTTCCTCTTCGATCCGCGCCGCCTCAAATTTGTTGATGGGCTCGAAATCGTGTTGAAAGCGATCCATGCTGGCAATGCAGGTTCGACCGTTTCGGATGTAGTGGATGACTTCGTGGGTACTGCGGATGATTTTGCATGGAGCGCCATGTAAATCGGCGTACCAGGTGTTAGGCAGGATTATCCTGAACATTGGCTGACTCCTGCATCATGAGGAAGACGATCCAGCGTTTGAAAAAGCAATGTCTCAGGTAGAGCGCGTAATTAATTCCTTTGCTCAGGGTGCAAAATCTGATGCGTTAAGCGAATAAAAGCCTGCCCACCACGATACCAAATATCAGAAACGCAAAATTCAGTAAGTCTCTGTTCATACATCCTCCAGTCAATTAACCCAATTATAACCGACCATAACGCAACGCTGCGCAACTTTACGATGTGCGGCGTTGCTGCGCCCGGAGCACAGTAAATGTCAGATATCACAGCAAACATTGTCGTATCTATGCCATCTCAGCTTTTCACCCTGGCAAGGTCATTCAAGGCTAATGCAAACGGCAAGATCTACATTGGTCAGATTGATACCGACCCAACAATCCCATTCAATCAGATTCCGGTTTATCTTGAAAATGAAGATGGTACGCATGTTCCCGTAACTCAGCCTCTCAGCATTAACGCCGGCGGATACCCTACCTACAACGGTCAGATGGCAAAGTTTGTGACTGTGCAGGGGCATTCTATGGCGGTATACGATGCATATGGTGTACAGCAATACTATTTTCCAAACATTCTTAAATACGATCCTGATCAAGGGATTATCAGGCTAAAAGAAGATTTTGCAGAAGACGATGGCGAGAAATACATCGGCATTTGTCCTGATATCGCCACGCTGAGAACCACAGAGCCATCTTTCATAAATCAGAAAATTACCGTTCGTGGATACTACTCTGATACGCCTGCCGTTGGTGGCGGGACGTTTATAGCGTTTGCGAGTTCGGAGCCGGATGATGGGGTGAACATATTCGTTACCCCTGGCGGGAAACGATGGAAGCGCACAGGAAGTCGCATTGATATTCCGGTAGAAAATGGCGGCATGATGACTTCAAGGACGGCAGAGCAGAACAGCGTAGCCTTTGAGCGACTGACTGCATGCCTGCCTGCTACGGGCGGAACGCTGAGGCTCAATGGTTTCTACAACATTAAGTATGGTGCCATTGTTCCTCCGCGCGTGACGCTTGAGGGTTGCGGCATGGACGCTTCAGGCCTGGTAAAAACAGGCAACGACATTAAGACTGTCCCTGACCGCATGTGGCAGGGTGTAGCACACAGCTTCTCTAAGGACTTTATTGCTGCTGTCGATATGGATAGCGATACGTCAGGTAGTCCAAATGGTCCGGTAGGTAATCAAGTCAGAAGCACCAGAATAATTGGATTGAGCTTAATATGCTCATCCATCACTCCATGTGCATTTGGGATCTATTCCAGTATCAGTTATGACGTCAGGCTACAAGATTTATACGTAAAAAACGTAGGTATTGGATACCGTACTAGTGATAGTTGGCTGCAGTCATGGTCAAATATAACAGTTGAGAATGTTAATAAGGGATTTTTTGTTGAAAATGGAGGTACATCATTCAACATATCAAATACTTATGTTAAAAACGCGACATCAATTCCTTATCATTTTGTTAATATAACATACAGTACTCTGACATGTACGGCAGCAGATTATATTAATGGCTCTGCTTATGCCTTTTTTGGCTGCACAAGTATAGTCATGAATGGGGGTGGGGCAGAGAATATAACTGGTAGTGTTTTTGAATGCAACCAGTCAAGAATTACCATTAACTCTTTTAGAGGATTGAAGTTTGTTGATGCTGGTAAGATAGCTTGCATATTTACACAGTGTGCAATAGTAATGAACGCTTGTTTTCTCCCTGAATTTGATGGTTCTTTCTCAAGTAAGTATTTTGAGCTTAATGATTCAACGATCAATCTGAACAATACCGTTTGCCCGGATGCATCGAGAGTCAAATGGGGCGCGACAGCAGCGTCATGGATAAATTACTCAAACTATGGCGGAAACTATACAACATGGGGCGTTACTGCCTGGACCGCAACAGGGTTCCTCGTAAATGGAATTGCTCATATCTATGCGGCATTACCTCCTGATTCTTCCGTCACACAGTTTGGCCCAGGTGCTAGATGGGAACTGATAAGCCCCACTGTTGGGAATACCTATAAATGGATTTATACCGGCGGAGGCGTCTGGAGAGCGGCAGGTAGTATATAAAAAAGAGGGCGGTTGGCCGCCCTCTAATAATTATTGAACTGTAGTTAATTTAAGGAATAAATTGCAATTGTTTTGTTTTCTTGTTTAACTACTAATTTGCTAATTTTGTTGATATTTATTCCATCAGCAGACATGCCAATATATAGCCTGCCATTAATGTTTACTGGCGAAGGCTTGAAGTCTTGAACTTCGCTTTCTCCATTTTTAAAAATGATGCTCAATGAAATATTTTTATCAACATTAAATTCTCGCTGATCCCCATTTAAGGCAAACGATAAGGCGCAAGGCATAAAACTTTGCGTATCTGAATAGTAAAGGGAAAGAAGGCTTTCTCCTTGCAGTTCATTATTTATAACATGGCCTGAGATAATGACAGAGTAGTCGAAATCAACCTTTTCAAGCTTAACACTATTTATGTTGTAATACTTTGAGAAAGCCGTTGGGTTGAAAAATTCATCAAACCTATCGTTTGCATTAAGCAACTTACTGAAATAAAAATCAGGCAGTATGGTTTCACCGGTTGAAGACTGCCTTGAATTTAATACAATGGCATCCCTTATCTTATTTTGATAAGAGACAGACTTATATGAGTGATAAACGAAATAGTATGATGTTATAAATAAAAATATTAGCGAGGCAACAGACAAAGAATACAAAGACTTTGTGAGGATAGATTTATTTTGCGCTAAGTAATTAACAACGAACGCTAATGACATTAACGAGAAATAGAAGCCTCCAGTCCATGACCTTGGAGGTGTGTAGGGAGAGCCAGCAAGAGAAATCAATGCTATTAATGAGCAAAAGAAAAATGCGGAACTATACAATGCTTCATTACTTACCAATCTTCTTTTGATGTCACGAAAAGCTATTGCTGCTGCAAATATAAATGACAGAGCAATTATTAAGCCAAATGTAAGTAACGGATAGATCATCCGTTCTTCAATGTGGTATAAAATCCTTGTTAACAGGGGCCAGCTATACCATTGCTGAAAGGACACATCCTGCGCTCTATTGAAGTTTCCTGGTGATAATATCAGCAGTGCACTTCCTACAAAAACACCAGAGCACAGTAAGCAAATGTTAATAAGGTTCTTTTTGTTTATCAGAATCGAAATCAAAATAATTAATACGCAGAAAAATGAAAGTGCAACAGAGGCGCTTTCATTAGAGCATCCGGCCATAATGCCTATAAAGAAAAGAAATGCTGTCTTATATTTGTTTAAAGCATCTTTCCATTTTAACAGGAAATATAAAAAAGAAACTACAAATAGCATAGTTAATGAATAGTTGGCACTGCCCACTATCCAAAAAACAGACTGCCCAAGATTTGGGTTAAAACACCAAAACACCATGAAAATTACTGGGAATACTTTTTTGACTTGGTTGCTTCCAGTAGCGGCATATGGTAATGCTGATATAAAATAAATAATGACAACGATCAGTAGCGAATTAATTGCAGAGCGAACATAGTAATCGTCAATATGTAATAGAATATTTGAAGTGTAATCAGCTATAAACCTACCACTCCATGATAAATAGTGAGCTATGTGGTTAGTAACATCTAAGCTCAATAAAGCATAGCTAAAATCATCAGAATGCAACGGAGTGTATACTGCTATTGCATACACTAAAGCAAATGCAATGATGTAAATTACACTTACATTTGTGTTAATCTTCATTTTGCTTCCTTTGTACTGTTTTTCTTGATTATATACCGTGGCCTTGCTTTGGTTTCCGTATAAATCCTTCCTATGTACTCACCAAGAACACCAATTCCAATTAACTGCACCCCACCAAGGAAAAGAATTGACACTAGAAGTGAAGGGTACCCTCTCACAGGATTTCCAAAAGCCAACGTGTCCAGAATCATCCATGCGCCATAAATGAATGAGAAACCTGCAACAACCATCCCAAGATATGTCCATATCCGTAGCGGCACTGTTGAAAAACTTGTGATCCCCTCAAGGGCAAGATTCCACAACTTCCAGCCATTAAACTTAGAGCTTCCCGCTACACGTTCAGCACGAGCGTACTCAACTACCTCTGTGTGCCCACCAACCCAACTGAGAACACCTTTCATAAACAGGTTTCTTTCTGGTAATTGGCGGATATTCTCAACAATATCACGGGACATGAGGCGGAAATCGCCTACATTTTCCTCAATTTTAGGGTTGCTTATTTTATTGTGCAGCTTATAGAACCACTCGGCAGATTTTCGTTTCAGTCTGCCGTCAGTTGACCGGTCCGTCCGTTTTGCCAGCACCATATCAGCGCCGCCCTGCCATTTAGCTATCAGGTTAGGTATGACCTCAATTGGATCTTGCAGGTCAACGTCAATAGGAATTACAGCGTCACCTGTAGCGTGTTCCAGCCCGGCGAAAAGAGCAGGCTCTTTCCCGAAATTTCGCGTGAACGACAGAGGTATTACTAGCGGGTCGGCGGCTGCCAGTGCATTAATTACTGATTCGGTTGCATCCCTGCTTCCATCATTGATGAATATGATTTCTACTTCATGCATTGCCAGCGCCTCAAATTCCCTGACAGTCTTATAGAAAATAGGAATCGCTTCTTCTTCGTTAAATACAGGAACGACCAGAGAGATTTTCATTTCACATCCCTAAAGACGATAAATTTTGAATAGAAAAACCCGCAAACAAGACTGATAGCGGAGAAAATTATGAGTGTAAAAATTGGTTGCAATCCAGACCTGTCAGCAATCCACCCCACAACTGCACTTAAAGATCCCATAAACGCAACGTAAAGCATGTACCGCGACGTGGTTGTTGATGAATTAAACGTGAATCGCGCATTAGCAAAGAAACTGAACGATACCGCTACGACGAACCCGCAGAAATTAGCCAGCGCCTGGCCTGAATGAAGTGCATAAATGCATAAGGCGAACACTACCCAATGAATGAGCGTGTTTAAAACACCTATCGATGTGTACTTGGCGAAAAGCTTTAACATGATAAATATCAGTAGATTCTGAAAGGGTGTGAGTTTAGCACCGTACCGCGACTTGATCGACAACCATCTTTAGCGATACTGTGTGTATATACAGTATGAGTTTTAAGGAGGGAAGTCATGCCGCACTGAATCACGACCTGTCACTTGATGAGGCGAACCGGTGGATCAGGCTGAACGCGCGCACGTTCCGCGACGCATCGACCACGGAGGGCGACGACAAGCTCTGGTTCCAGTTCAATCCGAACGGAGGGCTGTAGCGTGGGATTTCCTTCACCGGCAGCTGACTATGTATCAGCAACTTTAACCGCCGACACTATCTGTGGCCTGACCTCGAACAGTCTTGTTATCCAGACATCAGAGGGTGTTGCTGTTGTCGACAGGGGATTGACGGTGCGGCAGGGCGACATACTCCTTGCCATTCTGGATGGACGTAGCTATTTCGGGAAGATTCTCGGACAGGCGTTCATCACGCATGATGGTGATGCGATAGAGGGGGAGTGTCTGGATGAGCTTCAGGTGATCGGCGTCGTGACGCATTTCGTTACCGACACGCGGAACGGGCTGGATGATGACTGCCCGGTGATGTGATGGGGAATGGCGATTTATCATGTGCCACGTTTGTGTCACACATGGTGAATCGTCATTATTCATCTTTGAGCTTGTGCCATTAACTTGTCATGTGTGAATGCGGTTATGGCTTTATAAAACAGTTAGTTAAATGTAGTTCTACTAATTCGTAATGCGAAGGTCGTAGGTTCGACTCCTATTATCGGCACCATCCTCTAGTTTTCTCAAGTCAATCACAATCAATAAAATCCTTTAAAAACAGATGTATTACGTTGTTTTCCGTTATTTGAGGTCAACCCTTGTCTCTTAAAATCAACATGCAGTTGGTGGCGCAATCAGGGACATGTTCTGTTCGGTCTAGGAAATGTGCCCCCAATGATGCTGAATGCTCGCAAGGTTGAAGCTGCGCAAGGAAAAGAGAAGAAAAGAGCTATAAGCTTCTGATGGAGGTGGCCTAGATCTCCAGGTTGAATCACCAGCTCGCAATAACCCCGCCTGAAATCGCCGGAGATTATCGTGAGATTCTAGATGAATCCGGTGTGATGTCTGACTCCGTGATGGTTCGTGACTGCCAGAGTACTTACACCCCGGCACAACATCTGTGCTTTCAGCAACGTCTGGATTACATTAACGGCATGCAGGAGTGATATTAATGGCACTTAAATGCCCTTAATGCGGTACGACGGCACACACCAGAACCTCCGCCTATGAAGCACCATCGGTTAAAAGCTCATGGTATCAGTGTCAGAACCTGGAATGTTCCTGCACATTTACGGCACTCGAAAGTGCGGATACGATAATCATGAAGCGCCGACGCCCCGACGCAATGAAAATGTATCAGTCGAAGCGGAGCAACCAGGAAAGCAACAGAAAACGCTAAATCGCTATGGCTCCGCATCAAAGCTGTCAGACCGTCAGCAAATCCCGGTCTGATTAGCAAAAAACGCCCACGTAATCCCGGTCCAGTTCCGGAATTTTTTACGCCTTTTCCCTGGCTGGCCTGAGCGCGCATGAGTGCATGAGTGCATGTTTATGGCGCATGAAAACACATGAGTTTCATGCGCCATTTTTGACGCGAAATCCCTTGTGGGGTAGCTTCTGAGACGATCTACGGGGTGCATTAAAACCAGCCTGTTAAGCGAAGCGGGCAGGCGGGCGAGCGCGCTTAAGGGCGCTGAATAGTATATTTATGGCAGGGTTTCCGCATATCTTGAGCTGTAATCGAAGTTATGAATATCACTCGATTAAGCGGTAGCTGTTGTGGAGAGAAGATTGCGGGTGGGGATGGAAAGAGTTATAAAAAGCTTAGAGGATAGTTTAGCGAGGGATATCATGAACCGGCAACCATTTACTTCATCAGCACTTAAACGAAACTTAAGTGAAAGTGAGAAGGCTTATTATTTCAAAAAAAATAATTCTGCTGAGCTAGAATTACTAATTAGTGATGCCGTTTTAATTGCTAATGAGAATTTTCGTTCTGGTGTAAGTGTAAAGAAACTAAATATTAAAGGACGTTGCGTTTACACATGCCTCATGTTTGAAGGAAAAAATAATACTTAGACATTGTAACGCAAATTTAAAGTGCATTGAATCACTTCTTCCCAAACAAAGGAATACAATAATTAATGAGCTGAAAATTTATTTGAAAGAAGGAACTCCATTCAAAATATATCGTTTGGATATAAAATCTTTCTTTGAGTCAATCGATTTACCGCAACTCTTTCAATGCTTACATAATGAAACACGTCTGTCTAGACATACAAAAAATTTGTTAGAGTGGTATCTTAAGTCGTGTGAGAGGATTCACTCCTCAAAAGGATTGCCTAGAGGGTTGGAAATTAGCCCTATGTTATCAGAATTGTACTTAGCACAATTTGATATTAGTGTTCATAGGCACCCGGATGTATTTTATTATTCAAGATTTGTTGATGATATGGTGATCGTTTCAAGTGGTAATGAATGTGAAGCGTCCTTTATGAATTTCATACAAGATTTATTACCTAAAGGGTTGTTTTTAAATAAAAATAAGTTGAAAGTCTCTCCATGTATACCAAAGAGAAGTAAAGGTATTAATAAGCAGGATAAATTGCTTCATGAATTTGATTTTCTAGGATACTCATTTTCTGTAATAGATACCCCTCTGAACAAAGATGGTGAAATTAATAGCTGTTACAGGAAGGTAACTGTGAATTTATCTAAGTCTCGGCTGAAGAAGATTAAAACAAGAATAGCTAGGTCTTTTTACTCTTATCATATCAATGGTGATTTTAAATTACTTTTAGATAGAGTTTCTTTTTTGACAAGTAACAGGGATGTAAATCGGAAAATAAAATCGTTAAGCTCTTTGGAAAAAAGTAAGATAAGCACTGGTATTTATTACAGTAATTCGAGATTAGATACTGACTCCATATCCCTAAAACAATTAGATGACTTTTTGTTGTATTGTGTGAAATATAATACTGGGCGTTTGAATAGCATTATAAAAAACCTTTTAATTTGAAGCAAAAAAAAGAACTGCTAAGAAATAGTTTTAGAAAAGGTTTTGAAAATAGAGTGTATAGAAAGTACAACTTTAAGCGCTATACTGAGATTACAAAAATATGGCTATAAAGAAAAACATCAAACTCGATAAGAAAGATTATCTCAGGGCTTTACTATGTGATACACAGTCCGGTGATTGTCCAATTATCTTTTCAAATGATGGGCTATATATAAACTTAACCGAACATTATAGAGTCTGTAATGACTCATCATGTTACACTCCTGTTTCTTCTTTCCTAAAAAAAATAATTGACCCTAGTTTAGACTCTTCTATTAGCGTCGAAAAGCAAGCCCAAACAAAGAAAAAACAAAGCTCTCCGTTTGGCTATTGTATAGTTAAAGATGCCTTTAGCCAAAGACATCTTTCTTTAATTCACCCCAGATCTCAAATTAATTATTCGGAATTTTATAAGACTTACTCATCCGTTATTACACTTAATACATTAAGGAGTAATTTTTCAATTCGTTATCCCCGTAAAGTCGCTAACTCTTTCTTTTTGTATGAGTATTCTGCATCAGAAAAATACAAAGGGGAGGATATCGAAACCATAAAAGATGAGTTAATAAGAAAATATTCATCCTCTTATTTTACTTATGGTGGGTTTAACAGGATATATAAACTATTTCAAAGTAAAATGTTTATTGACCTGGAGAAGAGATTCTCGATTATGTGGATGTTGGATGTATCACATTGTTTTGATAGCATATATACACATTCTGTTTCTTGGGCTTTAAAAAATAAATCATTCATCAAAAAGCATGTTTCACACAGCAATCAGTTTGGACAAGAATTAGATACGCTAATGCAGCGTAGCAAAAATAATGAAACAAATGGGATACCTATTGGTTCAGAATTTAGTAGGGTTTTTGCAGAATTAATATTTCAGAGGGTTGATTGTAATATTGAGTCATGCCTTCTTAGTGAATATGGATGGGTTAATAATAAAGATTATACTATATTGAGATATGTAGATGATTTTATTGTTTTTTGCAATAGTGAGTCAAGTGCCGAAATTATTACAAAAATCATTAATGTTAAGTTAAATGAATACAACCTTCAGTTAAATGTAAATAAACTTAAAAAGTATTCTAGGCCATTTTGCACTAGCAAGACAGGTTTGATCATCAAAGTTAATGAGTTAATTCGTAACCTAGAGATTAAGCTGTATGAAAAAAATGATGGTGGCTTCATATTGAATAAAATAAGAAGCAAGCATGATTTAAAAATATATGTAATTAATCATGTTAAATCTATATGTATTGAAAATAAAGTATCTTATGCCGATGTCTCTTCATATATAATATCTTCTCTTTCTAAAAGATTAATATCTATAATTGATGTCTTACAAACCCAAGAAAATGAAGGTGATTTAGAAGTAAAAAAAGGATTAAGGACTTGATTTTCACAGTAACCGATATAATGTTATTCTTCTTTAGTGTTAACCCAACTGTTTCATCATCTTATAAATTATCAAAGACAATGTTTGTTGTTAATAACTATTTGAATGAGATCTCTAGTAGCTATAGTAGTATTTTTATGACTTCGATAGTAAATACTGCTGAAACCATTAATTTTGGTGAGAACGATAATGGTTTATTTATTGATGATTTCATTTCAATTGAAAAGGTGAATTTAATTTTGGCTGCTACTTTTTTTGGGGGTAATTACCTCGTGAGTGCCGATTTTTTTCATGGGATAATACATAAAAAGAAACTGGATTACTTTACTATAATCTCATTGCTATTCTATTTTAGAAATAGAAGATCATTTCAGGAATTGAAATGCATACTAGAGAATAAGATAAAAGAGCTTTTAAGCAATAGTATTGATTTGCTACAATCATCGGAAAAAGCGCATTTATTTTTAGATGTTTTGTCATGTCCATTTGTCTCAATAGAGACAAGACGCTTTTTATATAGAAAATATCTTAAAAATTTTGAGCCAAAACTGAACAGAAGTCACCCGGATATTGAGAATGATTTGCAATCTCTGCTTCAAACATATTGGTTTGTCAAGTGGGATGAGTTGGATATTGTGAAAATGATTGAGAAAAAAGAATTGAAAGAAAGCTATTAATTTGATAGAAAAGAATGGTGGTCAGTTTCAAAATACTTACGTCATCGTTGTCGATATAATTTATATTGACAATGAAGGCGATTTCGCTGGAGCTGAAATCGGCTTGAACGCTAAGACTTAAGCTAAAAAAACTGCTTGAGACCAAAGCCTAATTTATTTATTAGCCTTTGGATTTTCAGAATCAGTTGAGAGTAATTACTGGCTGTTTATTGCTTAGCCAATACAGTTAGTGGTGCTTACACACCTGATGTTGAGAAACTGACCACACCCATACTACCTGTTGTTTGCCTTAAAAATTGTAGACGACTGAATACGAATCATCATCTGGGGGCATGCGTGGGGCACTTGGTGTCTTTTCTTAATAATTTTCTATTTTTTTTCATATGGTTATATTGATTTTTCGCTTCTGTTATAGGCACCACTTCTTCTCCTTCTCGTTTATTTAAAATCTCCAGGCCTGCTCGGTCCGATCCACCTCGCAAAAACGCATCATCACCCCCCAAATAGCTATTTTTGCACAACAAAAATGCGCCGCCTGTGTCGGGATAATATGCGTTCATTAACGCGCGTAGCAGGGATTCTTCCCCGACAGGAATACGGATATGCTAAAAAATACGCAGATACGTGCCTTTCATGTGATGGCCAAACCCACAGGTTCTGTCTGTAACCTTAATTGCCGCTACTGTTTTTACCTTGAAAAAGAAGTTTACTATCCGCAGCCCCATATCATGCGCGATAACGTGCTTGAGTCTTATGTGCATAGTTATATTGAGTCGACGTATCCGGATGATGAGGTTGCTTTTTCCTGGCAGGGCGGGGAACCGGCGTTAGCGGGGCTGGAATTTTATCAACAAGCCGTCTCGCTACAGCACAAATACGGGGCCGGTCGGAAAATAACCAACAGTTTTCAGACCAACGGGATATTACTGAACGAGGCCTGGTGTCAGTTTTTTGCCGACAACGATTTTTTAATTGGCCTTTCACTGGATGGTCCCGCCGCCATCCACGATAAGTATCGTCTTACCAGAAGCGGTAAGCCCACCCACCATCGGGTGATGGGGGCGCTCGCCCTGCTGCAAAAATACAAGGTAAAGTACAACGTGCTGGCATGTGTAAATCGCCACAGCGCTCAGTATCCGCTGGAGATTTATCATTTTCTGCGCGATGCCGGGGTGGAGTTTATTCAGTTTATCCCGGTGGTTGAACGCCTGGCGGATGAGAATGCGCGGCAAGCTGGGCTGAAATTGCAGGCGCCCGGCGGAGCGGGCGAGGGCGTGACGCCCTGGTCAGTATTACCCGCTGATTATGGTCAGTTTCTGATCGGCGTTTTTGACGCCTGGCGTAAACAGGATGTCGGCAACATCTTTGTCATGAATATCGAGTGGGCTTTTGCGCGCTTTATGAATGTGCCCGGCGCGATATGTCATCATCAGCCCACCTGCGGACGATCGGTCATCGTCGAACATAACGGCGATATATATGCCTGTGATCACTATGTGTATCCGCAATACCGCTTAGGTAATATCAGGGTAAATACCCTGGCGGAGATGATTGATTCAGACGGGCATAAAAAATTTGGCGCTGACAAATATACATCGCTGCCCCGACAGTGCCGTCAGTGTCCTGTGTTACAGGCTTGTCAGGGCGGGTGTCCGAAGCACCGTTTTATGCGCACAACAGCAGGCGAAGCCGGACTGAATTATTTGTGCCAGGGGTTCCAGCCCTATTTCACTTACCTTTTACACTGGCTTAGCGCGCCCTCACAACATTCCGTACAGTAACGCTGAGACGGTCAGCACACCGCCGAGTAATACAATCATCGGCGTCACCCCGCGCAGTGGGCGCAGCGCATCGCGGGTATAAATCAGGAACACCGGGATCAGGAACAGGAAGATGGCAATCATCGGCCCGCAGACGGTTTCAATAAGGTTAATCACGTTCGGGTTGGCAT